CGCCTCGTGGGGATCCGTCAGGCTTAGGCCTGGCGATCCTCGCGACGCCACAACCCAACAACCCAAGCAAAATAGGCAAGGACCCCTAAGCGATGTCCAACATCACCTTCAACCCCGTTGTGACGACCGTCGCTGCGGGGACCTTCAACATCACCTCTTCGGGCTACATCCAAGGCAGCGCCATGGGTGACCCGTCGAGCCGCAACTGGCTCAGCGGCGGGTTGCTCGGACCCAACGAGACCCTCCCCATGTGGGGCGGCGTTGGCATCTCCGAGACCACGGCCCCGGTCGCCTCCAGCGGCAATATCCCTGTTCCGAACCTCGGCGGCTACGTCACCCGTGCGACCATCATCGGTTCGGCGGGCACCGCTGGCGCCCTCACCGGCTTCTCGGTGTTCGACCAAGACCATGCCATGGTCAACACCCCGCAGTCTCCGGTCCCGCTGGCCGGCAATGGAATGCTGGTCAACTTCTACCGCTTCGGTTCCAACGCCCGCATCCCACTGGCCATCGACCCGTCGCTGATCACCCTGGACGGCAACATCATCACCCAGCTCGTCAGCTGGGACTTTGCCCTGCAGCGCCTGGTTCCCTACGTGGCGGCCTATCCGGCCAACGTCATCACGGGGTCGACCTGGTCCGGCGGTCAAGTCACCTTCACCACCACGACCAACCATGGTGTGGCCGTTGGCGACGACTTCACCATCACCGGCTCGGTCCCTGCGGCTTACAACGGCACCTACACGGCGATCGCCGGCACGGCAACCAACTCCCTGGTCGCGGCGCTGACGGCCAACCCTGGGTCGATCGTGACCGAAGGCACCCTGGTCGCGGGCGGTGGCGCTGTTAACTGTCGGGTCTTGGACGTCCAGTCCACCAATAACATGACGGTCAGCTACGACCCGGTGACCGGCTTTGCCACCTGGAACCGCAACGGGGCCTGTGCCCTGGTGCTGATCTAACCGCAACCCATCAACGCTCGCCATTGGCGGCACTGAAAAGGACATCATCCAATGGCGAATATCGCCTCGTCTTTCACCATCGTCAACCCCAGCTACATCGAGCCGGGGATCCTGCTGCCCTACACCCAAGCCTCCGGGGCCTTTGACCTCCTGGCCGGTGGCGAGCCGCTCACGCGCCTGAGCGACGGCGACCTCTACGCCTACATCAAGCGCATGGACCTCCGCACAAAGGTCGCCGCTGGCGCTAGCGCCTACAACGCGCTGCCGTCCATCGCGACGACCCTCAGCATGATCAGCACCCCGTCCTACCTTCTGCGGGTGCGGGGCGAGTATGACCACCACGATACGGCGGCCATGAGCCGTTGGGGCGTCAGCATCGTCGAGGCGCAACGCCTGGGCATGCGTCAGGGCCACTTCCAACTGGCCCGCACGGCTCTGCTCTACGGCATGAACCCGGCCAACGGCGAAGGGATCGTCAACACCCCCGGCGCCACAGCCCTGAACCTGCCGAACGACTCCAACGGCAACAACACCGTCGTCACCTACGACAACGGTCAGATGGCCACCTTCCTGCTGACTCAGATCAGCGCGCTGAAGACCCGCACCAACCAACTGGGCATCGGCCGGAAGTTCGTCATCCTCGGCCCGCAGCGTGTCCTTGGTGCGTTCGAATACCAGAACATCGTGCAGCTGGTCCAGTTCCAGCGTGAAGGCGCTGGCACCTTGCCGACTGCCGGAGTGGTCAAGGACGTTCTGGCCATGAACGACGATGAGATCGTCTGGGTCTACGATGACACCCTCATCGGAAAAGGCGCGGGTGGCACCGACGCGGTCATCATCAACATGCCCGAGGTCGAGAAGCCAAAGGGCGGACGGATCAACACCAACGAGTTCGCCCAACTCGCTCCCGGCATCGATGCCTGCGCTCTGATGTATGCGGACATGGCGGCTCCTCGTGAGATCCCCACCCCGCTGCCCGGTGGCGCCATCGACGTTCTCAGTGAGTGGCGCATCACGTCGGGCTGGGGAATTCGACCTGAAACAGTGACGATCGTGAGCATGACCTATTCCTAGTCTGCAACCCGGACCCCTCTTCGGAGGGGTCCTCACTTCAACCAATCATGGACAAGGGAGAAACTTCGCCATGAAGATGTATATCGCCAACTGCACGCCGCAGGTTCAGGACTTTCACTACCGCCTGCCCGAGAACGCCAAGCTACTCAAGCAGACCATCCCTCTCGGCCAACAGATCCAGATCCCTGGCGACCTGACCCAGTTCGACATCGACGCCATCATCGAACAGCACAGCCGCTACGGCATGGTCCGCGTCGGCGAGATCGACCGCACCAAGGCGTTCATCGGCGTCTGCTACGATATTGACCGCAAGGTCGACATGGACCGGGTGCGCAATGCCATCGAGCACAACTACGAGGTTCTTGAAGAGCGCGGAAAGATCATTCGCCAAGAGGCGGCGGTGGCCGTCAACAACTCGATCGAGGAGCAGACAGGCGGCGGCCTGAACGCTCTCGAGGCGAGGATCGAGGAAGTCGGCAAGGACGCCACCATGGACGAGACGATCCGTGTGACGCGACACGAGGACCCGACCCCCAAGGGCACCACTGGCCGCCGTCCGTCGCGTACTCGCAGAGCGGCCTAATGATCCCAACCCTGGCCGGGTTCATCGCTTGGTTGTACCCGGCCATGGGCGTGACAACCGCGCAACTGCCGACCAACTCGCCGTTCATCGGCTACGCCTACAACGTGGCCATCACCTTGGTCAACCCCTACTTGCAGCAGGTTCCTACCCCGGCCCCAAACCAGGGCCTGATCTACATGCTGGCAGTCTACAACCTTGGCGCCAGCAACCTGCTCAACTGGTGCCCGGACACACCGCCGTCCACCTTCTTCGCTGACGCCCGCAAGGGCTACGGCATCAACTCCTTCGTCGCGGGCGTGGTCACCGCGTCCAGTGACGAAGGAACCAGCAACTCCTTGACCACGCCGGAGTGGGCCAGCAACTTGACCATCGCCAACCTTCAACAGCTGAAGGACCCGTTTGGCCGTCAATACCTCGCGTTTGCCGCCGATTACGGGTCGCTTTGGGGAATCAGTTGATGCCGACGCTGACCCTCGGCGTGATCGAAATACCCTACGAACAGAAGGCTGAAGATGTCCAGCACAAAATCCCCCGGCCACACATCACCAAAAAGGGAAAGCTCAGCAAAGTCTCAGCTCGAGCTGCCGCCAGAGCCTACCAAAGTCCGTGGCGCCACGGCGAAAGCGGCGGCCAAGACACGGGCACCGTCGCAGAGTTTCTCGAGGCTCGCTACGGCGTCATGGCGACGTTTTACGAACTTCATGAAGATGAGATAGCGCAGGCCCTGGCGGAAACCTACAACAAAAAGGTTGAAATGCTGCTCTCGGGCGCACCGGCTGAACAAGTTCTGGAGCAGCCCTTCATCGATCCGATCGCGGTCCTCTTCAACCAGTTCATCGACAACCGGGAGATGGACGGCAGACTCGGCGTCCCGACGAAGGCCTCGCTCGAGGGAAAGAGCTCAAGGTTCAAAGCCGGTCGTGGCCCGAAGCCTCGTGTTTCTTTTTATGACACCGGTAATTTTGAGGGAAGCATGAGGGCCTGGATAGACGATGCCAACGGTAGCTGAGACCCAGAACGCCAAAGGCCGTCTTGCCGCACCCTTGGCCGCTGGCGTCGATGAGATAAGCCAGTCCCAGACTATTACCTTCACGCTCTACCGCCGCCTCGTCCTGCCAATGGACGGCTTCATCTTCTGGGTCAAGGCTGACTTACTCGGCCCATCGGCCACCGTCGATACCACCGCGATCGACGGCTTCTACGTCAACCAAGGCCAACGGATCACCACCCCGGCTCAAACGCTAACCGTCGCTGGATCGTTCCATTACGCCAGCACCCAGACCCAGCAACAAGATGAGAACTACGTCAACAACCGGGTGATCTTTACCGCATTGAGCGAGGTCCACGACTTTAATGACGTTGATCCCACTACAATGTATATCGGCACATTCGATGAGATCCGCTTCGCCTTTTCCCAGCGGTCCTCATTCTACAAGCAAGCCGATCTTTACCATTACACTGGTGACGCAGTTTACTCAATCCTGGAATCCCAGATCATCGATGATCTCGCAGGCTTCGATCCCTTCAACGTCGTCACAAGCAACTCCCTCCCGGCATGGCTTACACTGAACAGCATCTGCCCGGTGTTCCCGAGTTACTTGGTGCCGGACAATCAGACACCGCCGTATGTGTCCATTCACATAGCGCAGACAGAGGCGATCCAGGCGACGCCGCTGTTTGATAACTTCGGCTCCCAATACCAGCTAGCCAAGGACAACGTCACCGCGACGGTCTATGGCCTGCGAAACTTCAACGCCCAAGACTTCTACAAGGGCGTGCTGGACTACATCGGGCCTGACGGCCAGGTCCTGGGCCTGATGAATATGCCGATCATCCAGGACGAAAAGACCGCTCAGGTCGAGCTCACGGCCTTGGCCATGAAGAAAACCATCAAGTTCGAGGTCAGCTACTACCAAGCCCGGATGCGCGACGTCGCGGTCCAATACATTCTCCACTGTGTCCCCAAATTCGTCATAGAAGGTCTTGTCTGACATGCCCCAAACCCCCCTCAACCAGAACACCCAAACCTTTGGGACGACGACCCTGGTCAACCAGAAGGCCGACGCGGCTGGCCTGCTGCTCTCCACCCAAGGTGGCGCCAAGTCGGCCCTCAATGTGACGGCTGCGTCGGTCATCAAGGCCAGCCCTGGCCGTGTCGCCAAGCTCGTCATCGTCGCCCCCGGCTCTGGCTCTGGCTCCTTCACCCTGAACGATTGCCTCACGACTGGCGCGGCAGCGGCCTCGAATGAGGTGTTCACCATCGGCTACGCAGCCGCTGCGGTTGGCGCCGTCTATAACCTGGACTTCCCGTTCCAGGTCGGCATCGTCCTGTCCGCCGTCCCGGGAGCTGGCAGCCCGGTCGTGGCGATCAGCTACACCTAAGCCGAACCCACAAACTCCACGAGGTAAGGCCAGATGGTCAATCGCATAGTCACGGTAAACGTGGCGACGCAAGTCGCCCCCACCCCGTCCACGCTTCAGCAAACTGGGGCGTTGATCTCTCAGGGCGGAACGACGACTGCCGTCAACACCCTGAGCTTCCTGACGCAGTTGTCCGATCTGACGGCGCTCTTGGTGACGCCCAAGGCCATCACATCGATGGTCTGGGCCGGCAACGTGGTGACGGTCACCACGACCGTCGCCCATGGCTTGACGAATGCCGGGGTCTTCACTCTGGCCATCGCCGGAGTCACGCCTGCAGCCTACAACGGCACCTTCTCCTGTACGGTGACCGGCACCACGACCTTTACCTACCCCTTGACTCCGAACCCCGGCGCTGTGACTGTCCAGGGAACATGGCAACCGCAGAGCGCCATCGAAGTCAGACAGATGGCGACGACCTTCTTCGCCCAGGGCTCCTCGGTTGGCGTCTATGTCCTAGAGTTCGGCATCGGGACGTCGGCGGCGGGCGTCACGGCCTTGACCTCCTTCATAACGGCCAACCCCAACACGATTTACTCCTACCTGACGCCGCGCAGTTGGGGGAGCGAGACGACCTACCCGACATTCCTGGCCAACTACACCAGCCCAACGGCCAAGACCTACTTCTTCACGACTGTCACATCGGCCAACTACACAAACTTCTCAGGCATCGATCCAAAGTGCCTGTTCCTATTGGTGGAAGCCCCGGCTGTTCCTCCTCTGGACAATGCGGCCAGCACAGAGTTTACAACCGCATCGGCCTTTCATGTCCCGCTGGCCTATGCTCCAAGCTCGGCCCAACAAGTCACACCAACGGCCTACAGCTTCCTGTATGGCGTCACCCCATGGCCCCCGGCCAATAACAACTCGACGCTGGCCAACTACTCCTCTCTCGACATCAACTACGTGGCGACAGGGGCAGAAGGCGGCCTGAGTACCTCAGTGCTGTACTATGGTAAGCTGAACGACGGCAACGACTTCACCTACTGGTATTCGGTCGACTGGGTCCAGATCAATTGCGACACGGCGATCTCTAACGCCATCATCAACGGGTCCAACAACCCGCAGGCTCCTCTCTACTACAATCAGGCCGGCATCAACGTCCTGCAATCGGTTGTGGTGGCGACCATGAAGTCTGCAATCGGCAATGGGCTCGCCCTCGGCACCCTCACACAAACCACGCTCCCGGCTGCCCAGTTCACGGCCAACCTGGAACAGGGAATGTATGAGGGACAGGTCGTGGTGAACGCAGAGCCGTTCCTGGCCTACTCCAACGAGAACCCCGGAGACTATGCAATCGGGAACTACGCTGGCTTGAGCGTGGCCTACACGCCTGCTCGCGGCTTCCTGACCATCGTCTTCAACATCACTGTCAGCAACTTTGTGGCGATATAAAACATGGCAAATCAACTCGTCAATCAAGGCACGCTGAACCGGCTCCGAGCGTCGGTTGTGGTGGCCAATTTCCCTCAGTTGAACATCACCTCATCGTTTCTCGGCAAGGAGGGCATCCGGCTCTCCTTGGACGGTGAGAGCACCATCTACATTCCAACCATGACCGGTGCGGTCACCAGTCCAGAACCTTACCAGATGGCCTCTGTGACGGCTCACTTGCTCAAGACCCAAAACCTTGCGTCGGTCTACAAGGGGCAAGTGGAAAGCGCCTCCCTGATCGGCGACCTCACGGTTGTCCCGGACGCCTCGACCTTGCCGTCCTATCCCATTATCAACTGCTCAATCGCCTCCGTCCAGGAGCTCAACTTCAGCGGCGACGACGCTGGCTGGGTGGTGATGCTGCGCGGGTACTACCTCATCAACTCCTCACTCTTCGCTTCAACTTAGGAACTGCCTGAACCACAATAGGGAGAAACTGTTGTGAAAATCGACCGCCGCCTCAATCTGGTCATCCCGATTGAGAGGGAAGATGAACCGACCATCTACGTCCACTCAATGCCCCTCAGCCGCGAGGTATTCGAACGTTACTTTCTGGTCATAAGCAAGGCGTTCAGCGCCATCTATGCGGAAGGTCTCAGCATCATCGCAGGCCCACGGATAGCGGCTATGCTGATCCGAAAGATCGCGGAGGATGCGGGCGTCCTAGACGACGTGACTCAGGGTCTCCTGATGGAGATCAAACGCCTGACCAATGTGATGGCCTTGACGCCCGAAGGTTGGACCATGACTCCTCTGCAGAATGCGGAGGACCGTGGTCTCCTTGACGAGGATGAGGTATCGGAGGTCGAGGGCGTCATTTGTTTTTTTATGCTCGCCTCGGCGATGCACAAGAAGGCGGAGCTGAGGGGGATATTGGAGAAAGCCGCTTCGCTGTGGGGAGCGGAGCTCTCCTCTTTGAGTGCTATGGAGCACGTCAAATCCTTGCCGACATTGACGCCCGCCGCTGTCCATGGCAAGAGGGTAAAAGTGTCCTCCACGACCTCCTCACCTGGGTGATGGAAGACGGCTTCTACGAGATGTTTCATGAGGCATTCGAGGCGGCCAAGAAGCCCTATCTGACAGACGCAGAAGCCTACCGCCAACGCCACTTGATCGAGGCCACGAGGAGGTAACCGATGGCCACTAAACCGATCATCCAGATTGACGTCAATGACGACAAGTTCAAGGACTTTCAGAAAGCGTTTGATCGCTACCGCAAGCAGCTGACCAGCATGCCCAAATCTTGGGCGGAGACAGGCAAGCTGACGGGCGAGGCCGCTGAGTTTGTCGCCGGCATGACGGCGGCCATGAAGTCTCAGAACGACTTGTTGGCTAAAAGGTCCAAGGACCCGGCCTTCAAGAAGGCACAAGAGAACCACAAGGTCGAGCTGAAGCGCGAAAAGGCCATCCGTGAGGAGACCGAGCGCCGTCAAAAAGCCACCAAGAAGATGGCTGAAGACACCAAGGCCATCGCTAAGTCGGTCGTCGAGGCCACGAGCGGCCTTCTCAAGTGGGTTGGGGTCGGTGGCATCCTCGGAACGCTCGTGGGCCTCGGCGGCTCGCTCTTCGGCCTCCGCGACCTAGCGGAAGGCGCTTACGACCTCAAGAAGACCTCGTCCGGCTTTGGCATCAATCCCGGACAGCTGCAAGCGTCCCGCATTGCCTTTGGTCAATACACCAATCCAGAGGCAAATCTTGCCGGACTGACTGGAGCCCAAACAGATCCCTCAAAGGCCTGGATCTTTGGCGCCATGGGCGTCAACCGCAACCAAGACGTCCTGCAGATGCAGGAGGACTTCTTCGAGAAGACCGTAGCGCTGATGCGCCGCACCCCTCTCGGCGCCATTCACCCGATTGCTGAGGCACGTGGCCTCTACGAGGCGGGCTACACCGACCAAGACCTGCGCCAGATGCATGGCCTCAGCGCCGGAGATCTGGCTCAGCATAAGGTCGACTTCGCTAAGTCTGCCCGCGTCTTGCAGCTCACCAACGACACTGCGGCAGGCTTCGCTCATTTTGCCGTGACTTTGAAGATGGCTGAGGCGACTGTCGAAGACGCCTTTATGAACCGCCTCAAGAAGATGGCCCCTGCCCTGGACAGCATCACCGGCACACTGACCGCTGCCCTTGTCAAGCTCATAAACTCCAAGGGCTTCGGCAACCTGGTCGATGAGTTGGTCGTCGGCATCGAGAACTTGTCAAAGTGGCTGGCCGGTCCGACATTCCAGAGCGACGTAGAGACCTTCGTCAAGGACTTCGGCCTGATCTGCCAGAAGATAGCTGATGGCTTGATATATCTCGGAGTCATTCCCGACAATCGTCCAGTCGCCAAACCGGGGTCTGGTGTTGATAACCCAAACCCTTTCGCCCCACGAAACATAGCCAGACTTCAACGCAGCTGGCACGATACAACATCAGCCGTTGGGGGATTCTTTGGGGGCATCAAGGCTCCAGACGTAAGCGGCGGCCTTGGGGTTGGCATAGGCAATCCAGCCATGATGATCCCCCTTCTCGGTCTTGGAGGCACAGCCGCTCTCTGGGCGGAGAGCGCGGGAGGGAAGATCAACGCTTTCTTGCATGACAAGGGCATGGGAGCTCGTGGCATGGCTCAATGGCGCGGGCAGCGCATCCTTGATTTCAGGGCTCACGAAGGCGTTGACCCGCTCAATGCGACGCAAGCGCAACAATATGACTTCATCGCCTATGAGTTGTCCCACAAGTACAAGTCAGTGGCAATGGCGATGGCCAAGGCAAAGAATGAGATTGAGCGCGCCCGCATCTTCATCCATGGTTACGAAGCTCCTAAAGCGCGTGGAGAGGCCCACGACCTGATGCTCGCCAAGATGTACATGGCCAATGGCTTCCACACCCCTTCGCGCCACCATCATGGCACCCACATCAAGATCACCAACCAAACGGGTGGCAGCGCACAAGCCACTGTTGCTCCTCTAGCTGTCGGAGGCTAGTTTGGCTGACTCCTCCGGCATTGCGCAGTTTCAGCGCAGCTTTCAGATCTCGCCCATCATCCTGGTCGGCGGCATCGCTGGGTCGCTGCCCGGCAGCAGCCTGCCGATATACTCTCTGACCGAGTCGAGCATCTTCCCGACTGGCGCTCTGTCGCAGGCGGACACTTCGGCCCAGAGCGACTACGATTGGTTCGCCTTCTATGAGCCGATGCCAGGCAGCACCCTGATCGAGAATGAAGTCGCCACCTACCCATTCGCCAACCAGACCATCGCAGCCAATGCCATCATAACGCAGCCGCTGCGCATCTCTCTGAAGATGATCTGCCCGGTCCGCGACTCCTATGCCGCCAAGCTGACGACTTTTACGGCGATGCAGAATGCCCTGGCCCAGCACATTCAACTCGGCGGCGTGTTCAACGTGGCCACGCCTGCCTATCTCTATACCAACTGCCTGTTGGTGACTCTGCGCGACATCTCCGGTGGAGAGACCAAGCAGACCCAGATGGAATATCAGTGGGACTTTATGCAGCCCCTGCTGACCCAAGACCAAGCGACCCAGACCTATAACGGGGCCATGAACAAATTCTCAACCGGCGTGGCCCTAACGGGTGATCCTCCGGCGACTTCTGGCGGGCCGCCTAACGTAGGCAGCACTACCTCTGTGGCAGCCCCCTCCGTCGTCCCTGCAGCCCAACCCTTGGTCGGCGCGTCCTTGTCCTCGGCCACGCAGCCCTTCAGCTCCTCTGCGTTTGCCTCTGGAGCCTCAGCCTTCAATCCCATCCTGAAGCTCCCTGGAACATGACGACCTTTGTCGACTTCGTCCCGAGCCAACAGGCTCCATTCCAGTTCCAGGCCACGTTCGACACCAACCTGTATACGGTGTACTGCACCTGGAACATGTCTGGCCAGCGCTATTACGTGAATGTCTATGACCTGGGCAATAATTTGGTCGCTTGTCTGCCGCAGGTCGGCTCGCCGCAAGGTTACGACATAAACATCTTGGCCGGTTACTTCACGACCTCGACCTTAGTCTGGAGACCGGCGAACAATCAGTTTGAGATCAGCCCCTAGTGCGTTACTACAACCTATCAATACTGGACCCAAACACAGACGAGGTCAAGGCTCAATACACCTCAGTCGTGAATGGCGCGTCCATACCCAGTGCCCTGCAAGTCGAGTTCGACATACCTGTCACCTATTTCTCTCAGCCAATCAGCCAAGCCCTGATCCGCGTTCATGGCATTGGCATCGACGCCATTAAGCAAGGTTCTAACTTCAATAAGATGAACTGCGTCTTCTACGGCGGCATGAAGAAGGGCCTTCCGCTCGCCAACCCTACGCAGTCCGGCCTACTGGTGTCTGGGACGATCTTCCAGTGCTTTGGCAACTGGGTCGGGACCGATCAGGTCCTGAACATCATCTTGACGTCAAACGGAGGGACAGACGACCAACCAAAGAACATCGTGTTCAATTGGCTGGCGGGCGAACCGATGGCAAATCCCATCAGCAATGCCTTGACGACCGCCTTTCCCGAGTATGGCACGCCGCAAATAAGCATCAGCGACAAGTTGGTGCGGCAGACCGATGAGCCCGCGTTCAATTCAACTCTGGCTGAGTTTGCCCGACACATTAACGAAGACTCAAAGGCCATCATCACCGACGCCAACTACTCCGGCGTCCAGATGTATCTGAACCAGAACAATCAGTTCGTCGTCTATGATAGCCTGGCAACATCGGCCACGCCTGGAGGCTCGACGCTTTCTTCTCCTAAGGTGATTGCCTTCACCGACCTGATCGGCCAACCAACGTGGTTCGCCCCCAATCAGATCACGTTTGACTGCGTGTTGCGCGCCGATATTGGCATTGGCGACTTCATCCAGATGCCCAAGACACCGACCACCGTCTTGGCACAGGCACACCCTGAAGCCCAAGACACTTCGATCTTTCAGGGCACGTTTCAGATCAGTTTCATGCGCCACATCGGGAACTACCGCCAACCGTCTGGTGACTCCTGGGTGACGACCTTCCAGGCCTTCCAGACTGGAACATCAACGTCATGACCCTCGCCCTCAAGGTCCCTCTAGCCCAAACCCTAGACAACTGGCACGACAAGAAGACCAACGCAGCCTTCAACCTGCAAGGCAAGTCATTGCCGGCAACGGTTGCAGCGATCGACGGATCAATTGTGACGGTCAACTTTGAGGTCACTTCGCCCTTCACGTTGCCGCAAGTCAAGTGTCCGTTGTTCGGGCCGGAATATATCCGCTACCCTGTTCGTGTTGGAGACAAAGGCTTCGTGGTCGCTGCCGATGCGCGCCTCGGAGGGGTCAGCGGTCTTGGCGGCGGGACCGCTGACCTTTCCCAGCCCTCCAACCTTGGGGCCTTGGTGTTCTTTCCGATTGGCAATGCCAAGTTCTACCCCGTCGATGCCACGGCCCTGGTCCTTTATTCTGTCCGCGCCTCTTGCTCAATGACCATCGCCCCGTCTGGAGTCAGCATCACGGGCACCGCCGCGTCGCTTGAGTCTGATGGAAACGTCGTCGGCAACAATGGAGCATCCGGATCCTTTGCCACCGGCACAGGCCAGATGATCACCGTCCAAGATGGCATAATAACCAATATTTACTAGGGAGCCGCATCCCATGTCTGTAGCCCAAGGGTCGACGATCTTTAACACTCAGGTGATTGACACGATCACGGCCCAAGTCAATGCCGCTCAGTCCTGTGCAGAGCTCCAAGCCTTGATCACCAGCCGCATGGACAGCCTGATCGCCACTAAGCTTGGCATCAACGACCAGATCGCGCTCCTTGCGCCACTGGTGTCCTTGGTCACGGCCCCGACCAACCCGGCAGAGGTCTTGACCTGGATCACGAACTTCATCACGGGCTTTTTGGAGCCTTACATCCTCCCCTACAACAACTACTCATTGCAGCTCATTCAGTTCGAGGCGCAGGTGACGACCTTGGTGGCGGCGATGACAGCGAAGGCCAATTCCTTTGAGCACTGCACCGTCACGATCCCGGTGTTTTGAGTGAGGACCTACGGTCGCGTCTATGACGAGTATGACAACCCGAGCTGGGTCGAGGTCGTCACAGACAACAATGGCGCAAATGACTTCGTCTTCTTGACAACCTTGATCCAGTGCCTGCTGCTGAATCTTGGCGAGTCTCCATTCTACGCTAACTATGGCATCCCAGGTCAACAGTCTGTGATCCAACAGATCTTTCCGGACTACTACGTCGTCCAGACCCAGACGCAGTTCGCTCCTTTCTTCGCGGCCTTGATAATCAATAAGTTGGCCCTTCGCGACGCAGAGGGTGTTCCTTATCCGGCCTACAAGGTCAATGTGACGACCAATCAAGGCGTCGGCGTGGAGGCGACAGTCCCGATATGACTACTGTTCCTCTCGTCGTGGTCCCCTCTACCGGCCTCCAACCTGCCAACCCGACCGCCGTCCTCAACACCTTGATCTCGAACGTAACGGAGACCAACCCTGGCTACACAGCCAACTTGCCGGGTTCTATGATCGAGGACATCTCCTCGACAGACGTTGCTGCTATACTCCTGATGGACGCGGCGCTGGTCGACTTGGTCAACTCTCTGACGCCTTATGCGGCCAACCCGTTCCTGCTCAATCAACTTGGGCAAATGTACGGAGTTGCCCAGGGCGTCGGAGTCAATACGAATGTATATGTTGTGTTCGAGGGGCCAGCGGGGCTCGTGATCAGCCAAGGCTTCACGGTCACCGACGGAACCTACCAATATATCATTCAAGACGGCGGCGTGATTCAATCTGGAGGCTACTCGCAGCCGCTCTATGCCCTGGCCACCGTCTCAGGTTCTTGGGCTGTCCCGGCCAACACCGTCAACCAACTGGTGACCTCTGTCCCTCTCGGCGACACCCTGACTGTCAACAACCCTAACCCTGGCACCCCGGCGACAGGCACGCAGACCGAAGAGCAATATCGAGCACAGGTCATCCAGTCTGGCCTCGCTTCCTCACAAGGAATGCCGCGCTATCTGAAGTCGCTGATCCAAGCCATACCGGGCGTACTACCTCAGCTGGTGTCTGTGGTGCAGATCAACGGCGGCGGCTGGGAGGTCATCGTCGGTGGCGGCGACCCCTACGCAGTGGCCTACGCCATCTACGAAGCTTTGTTTGATGTCTCTTCCTTGGTCGGCTCGACCACCTACGTCACGGGCGTGACCAACGCCAACCCTGGCGTGGTGACGACCAACCTCAACCACGGCTTCACGACTGGGCAGAACAACGTCCACATCGCTGGCGTCAACGGAACCACGGGCGTCAACGGTGGCCCCTACACCGTAACGGCCATCACGGAAAACACCTTCAGCTTCGGGGTCAACACGACGAGTTCTGGAGCCTACACGAGCGGCGGGACCGTCACGCCAAACACCAGAACCTTGAGCATCAACATATCAGACTACCCCGACACCTACACCATCCCCCTCGTGATACCTCCGGTTCAAACGGTCGTCATCCAGTTGACGTGGAATACAAGCTCTCCAAACTATGTGTCACCGACTGCTGTCGCTCAGCTAGGCGCCCCGGCCCTGGCTCAATATGTCAACTCCGTGGCCGTCGGCGCTCCCATGAACTTGTTCGAGCTTCAGAACGTGTTCCAGATTGCTGTCGTGAGCCTGATATCGACCCAGTTTCTGACGCGTATGGTCTTCACGGTCAGCATCAATGGTGTCGACGTCAGTCCAGAAAGTGGCACAGGCATCATTGCCGGCGACCCAGAAAGCTACTTCTCTTGTTCGGCCAGCGGCGTGACGATAAGTCAGGGCTAAGACCATGCAAATCTTTGCCAACAACGCCACTTCGGCCCTTGCTTCAGCGGTCACTGCTTCAGCCACAACCATTTTCCTTGCGGCTGGCTCCGGGGAGCTCTTCCCTAGCCCTGCCGCCAACCAATACTTTGCCTTGACTCTCAATGACCTAGCCACCGGCCTGTTGACCGAGATCTGCTACTGCACCAGCCGCAACATTGATACTTTGACGGTCATCCGGGCGCAAGAGGGCACAACGGCCATAGCCTGGAGCGCGGGCGACCTCGCTGCAAACAAGATCACAGCCGGCACGCTGGCAAATTTCAACCAAACCATCGTCAACCCAACGCCTCTTGGCTATGGAAAGATCACCAACCTGACGGCGGCTGTTGGGTTCTCTGCCATCTCCGGGGGCATCCCGGTCGGCGCAGCCTATGCCATGGTCCAGTCTGAGGGAGCCAATGTCCGCTGGCGCGATGACGGGACAGAGCCTACCGCGCTCCTAGGCATGCCAATCTACGCAGGAGCATCGCCTCTGGTGTTCTCAAATAACCTGGCAGCCATAAAGTTCATACAGGTCGCGCCGACCGCAACCCTGGACGTGAGCTTCTACAGCTGATGTGGCCGCCGCCAGCAGCAGGTAGCTCGGTTCAAAATGTCATACCGAGTTACCTCTACGTCCAATATAACGACGACAGCGACCTTCAAGCCTTTGTCGCCTCATACAATTCCTATGCTCAGACGTATCTGAACACCTTCAATCAACTTAACCTGCCTGTCTATACTAACGGCGGCATATCTGGGACGCTCCTCGACTGGGTCGCGACTGGGCTCTATGGTTATCCGCGCCCTGGCCTGCCGACGACAGGCACGCCTGAAATTGGCCCATTCAATACCTACACGCTCGATGGCCTGGCCTTCAACGCCACAATTCCTCCGGTTGGGCAGACCTACTACGCCACCACCGATGACATCTACAAGCGATGCCTGACTTGGCACTTCTACAAGGGCGACGGCAAGGTCTTCAACATAAAGTGGCTGAAGCGGCGCATCATTCGGTTCCTCTACGGCATCAATGGTTCCAGTCCCAACATCGACCAGACTTACGGCATTAGTGTTGCCTTCACAGGCGACTTTGCCATCACCATCACGGTCCCGGTCTTGCCGGCCGCGACCGTCTTCAAGGAAGCCATCAGAGCGGGCATTCTTGAGATGCCTTTTCAATTAACGACCACCGTGGTCATAGCAGCGGGCGGTGCCTTTGGCGACTTCACGTTTGGGGAAAGCCCTTTCTGATCTCTTTCTGATCATTCTTTGTGTCTTGATTGCCCCAACCTTGCTGGAGGGGCAATCGGTCCCGAATGGCGGCACGATCACGAATGGCCAAATTTGGACGGCGGCGCAGTGGAACGCGGCATGGGAGTCGAAGACCGACTACCCAGTCAGCGCTAGCGCCATTGGAACAGGGACTTTGGCGGCTGCCTATGGAGGCACCGGCGCCAACAGCCTCACATCTCACGCCGTTGTCCTTGGCAATGGCACCGGTGCTTTGTATCCTGTCGGTTCCTTGGGGACGTCCGGTCAATGTTTTGTAAGCAACGGAGGGAGCTCTGACCCTTCATTTCAAAGTTGTCCGGGGGGCGGGAGCGGCGTCAGCTCGATCACCGGATCGAGCGGCGTCAGCGCCTCTGCCTCAACGGGTGCTGTGACCCTGAGTCTATCTACGATCGCTGCCGGAACCATTCTGGGGAACAACACCGGGTCCTCTGGTGTGCCTCTGGCCCTGACTGCGGCTCAGGCCGCATCCATCCTGGCTGGTACCGGATCTGGAACCCTTGCAGCCGGAAATGACACCCGGTTTGCTGGTCCGACTCAGAACTCGCAGTCGGCCTCATACACCTTGGTAATCGGAGATGCCGGTGGCCAGATCTACCACCCTTCGAGTGATACTACGGCCAGAACCTGGACAATCCCAGCGAATTCTTCCGTGGCGTTTCAAGTTGTGACCAAGATCGACCTCGTCAACGATTGTAGCGCCGGGATAGTGACCATAGCCATCACGAGCGACACGCTGGTCTACCTTCCTTCTGGGGGGACAGGCTCTAGAAGCCTAGCGCCTTGTGGCGAGGCCACCTTGACAAAGGTCGGCGCGACACGCTGGGTGATCGCTGGGGCAGGCCTTTCCTGATGGCTAGGTGGGGCGTCATCGCCTTCATCGCCTGTTGTGTGACTTTTGCTCTGGCGGTCTTTTTCTCCAGGCCAGTTGACGCCCAAGCCTCGACTTGGGGAGCGATATATTCAACGTTCGCTCCTGTCGTGGCCGTGGTGACGCCAACCTCTGCCACCGGCAACAGCACAGTGACAGGGTCTGTGTCGACCAATACCGTCGTCCCTTCTGCCACTGGAGGGACCGGCACCTATAATTATCTATGGGCCTATGTGTCTGGAGATTCAGCCATCACAATCAACTCCTCGATCTCGACCCTCGCTCAGTGGAGCGGCCATGTCAACGGCGCTATACCGACAAGAGCTGCTGTATGGTCGTTGACGGCGACAGACACGTCAGGGAACATGGGCTCTACGACCTTGAACGTGTCCGTCAACTACAACAACCCGCACTGACATGACCATCCTCTTTGCCAACAACGCCGTCTCGACGCTCGCAGGCACACTGTCTTCAGGAGCGACAACTGCCAACCTTGCCACAGGGACCGGGGCCTTGTTCCCCAATCCAACGGGCGGCGACTTCTTCGTGATGACGTTCCTGGATGCGGCTACGCAGACCACGCGTGAGATCGTCCACTGCACGGCCCGTAGCACAGACAGCCTGACCATCGTTCGGGCGCAAGAGGGAACGACCGCGTTGAGCTGGGCCGTCGGCGACATCGCGGCCAACCTGTGGACGGCGGGCCAAGCTGGAGCTTTGCAGCAAGGCAACAACGCGGCGGGTGGCGACCTGACCGGAACCTATCCAAATCCAACAATCGCGGCTGGAGCCGTAACAAACTCAAAGCTAGCGGCCAACTCTGTCGGCTCGTCCAACATCATCAACAACTCCGTCGCTAATGCAGACCTTGCCCAGGCTCCGGCCGAAACGCTAAAAGGCAACCTGACCGCCGGCACCGCGACCGTTCAAGATGAACCTATTGCCACCGTCATCGGAGCTCTCGGTTTTAACTCGGGCGGGTCGACTGCGATCGTTACACCCGGAGCCAGTTCATCGCCCGGCACAGTAGGCTCCTCAGGATGGTGGACAGACGCCAATGGCCTGACGCACCAGTGGGCCTACATTCAACTTGAGGACTTTGGCGGCGGCTCAAGCGCAACGACGACCTGGACTTACCCAGTTGCTTTCACAGGCACAGGCCCAATCATAGTTCGCAGTCAGAACTGCGCGGCTCTGGCTGGCCAGCCAATCAGCCCTTCGTCGCTTGGGATCGCTGATCCAGCGACGATAGGAAAGATCAACTCAAAGTGGCAGGTCCACAACACCAACGTGACAGGAGCCCTTTGTTGTTTCCTCTTGGAAGTCGTTGGCTTTTAGAAACCGGAGATCAAAGTGGCAGGCTTCCCCAACTCACAGTCAAATCCTCAGGGCGCGATCCCTGTCATCCTCGTCAATACCACCTATGACTTCTACACGGCAGCAGGGTCAAGTGGCGGCGCGGCAGCCCCCTACCAAGCCACGCCCCTTGGCTATGAGCAGATCACCAACCTGTCGGCAGCTGTTGGGTTCGCTTCCGTCCCAACAGGGGCGACCTTCGCCTACGTTGAGGTTGAGGGTGCAAACGTCCGTTGGCGCGACGATGGGACCAACCCTACGGCGTCTGTTGGTATGCCTGTCTATGCTGGGTCAGCTCCGACTCTGTTCTCAGGCGATCTTGCCGCGCTCAAATTCATCCAAGTCGTGGCCACAGCAACCCTCAACGTGAGCTTTTACAAATGATAAGGAACGCAATACTCGCTGTGGCTGGGATCGCCCTTGTGGCGAGCGGCGCGTTTGCCGCGCAACCCGTCTCCCAGCAAGACAGTGCCGGTGGAGACGCAACCGACACAGTCAACCATGCTGTCAATGTCAACGTTGTGGCGGGTGGCGGATCAACCACCATCACCGGCCCCCTCGGTTCCAATACCATCGCGCAATCGCTCGCGGTCACGGCGTCTGACGGGTCAATCGTCACTCTTGGCCACATATCCGATACCATCTCTACTCCCTCGCTCATGGGCTACAATCTGGGGAGCAAGACCGACCTTGATTCGATTTTGGCGTCTCTGGCGACGCCTGCTCCGACCTACCCGAATGGTTACACAAGCACCGATGGCTCGGGCAGTCTGACAGCGGGAACGACAGCGAGCTTCACGACTATTCTGGCGTCCAGTTCCACGCGCCATGATTGCACCATCCAAAATCCGAGCACGGCTACTGAGGTCATATATATCCATTCGACCACAGCCAGCCCGACCACGGCCAACAGCTTCACCCTCACGCCCGGATCGACGTTCAAATGCGCCGGCGGGGGGATCGTTATCACAGATGCGATCTCGGCGTCCGCCGCGACCAACCCGCATCCCTATGTTCTGGTGTCACAATGAGGCGTGCCGTTGCCGCGCTCTGCGCGTGTCTGCTGACTGCCCCGGCTTTCGCGCAGTCGATTAGTGGCCCCGGAATTGCCACGCCTGTAACCGTTGCCAATGGCGGCACAGGATCGGCCACCCTCACAAGTCATTCCGTAGTCGTCGGCGCGGGCACGTCCGCCGTCACCCTCGTCGCGCCGTCCTCAACTACGGGCTACGTCCTGACGAGCAACGGGGCTTCGGCGGACCCATCGTTTCAGGCGTCCACAGGGGGCGCGACGCTCGGAGCCAATACCTTTACCGGCCTGCAAACCATGGCGGCCGCAACAACGGCAGGCGCGGGCCTCAACCTGCCGCAAGGCACGGCCCCCACCAGCCCTAACAACGGTGACTTCTGGACGACATCGGCAGGTGCTTATGTCCGCATCAACGGAACGACCGTGGGGCCTTTGGTGGCGTCTGGAACGGGATCGCCAACAAACTTGAACCTTGGCGCCTACGCATCGGCGACCGCTGTTCAGTTCGCGGTCGGATCCACGTTCACAGCAACGGGCGCTTACAGCTACGGTTTCACGATCCCCGGCGCTTACACCTACACCTTCCCGGCCAATACCGGAACGCTGGCGCAGCTTAATTTGGCCCAGAGCTTTAGCAACACGCAGACGTTTTCGACCGCCATCGCGGTATCCGGCACCGCCGCCATCCAGTTTCAGGGCGTCAAGGTTCTGCAAAATACCGTTCCGACGATCACGGCTACTTCTTGTGGGGGTGCGAGCGCAACGACCTCGATCACGCACGCGGCCGGCAGCGTCGCATTTGACTACACCGTCTCGGGAACAATCAGTGCGTCCACTTGCACCGTCGCTTTGCCGGCCGCGACTAACGGCTGGGCTTGCGACGCTCACGATACAACCACCAATTCCGAAGTCGTCGAGGAAGCCTCGTTCACCACCGCGCAGGTAGTTTTCAACTACTACGCCAGAACTACGGGCCTTGGGACCAATCCGACGACCGGAGACGTAGTGGTTGTAAAATGCGCGGCCTTCTGACTATGCGTGCCATCATTGCCGCCATCGCCGCCCTGTTGATCGGGCTTGCGCCGGTTCACGCTTCAGCCAGTCGGTTCCGGCTAATCTACACTGGTAGCCAGGCTTTCCCGCCGATCAATCTCAACAGCGTGACCTATCCGTTCGGTGGCTACACCCCTCGGGGATTCGGCGGGGTCCACCTGAGCAATCAAGACGTTTCGTCCTACGGCGCTTTTGTCTTTGGTCTTGGCCTTCAGTCCGCAGGAGCCACGGTTCCTACCTCATGGACGATCTACCAGACGAGCGGGACATCAGGCGACTGGCAGCTAGGCCAAGGGTCGGGAACGACCATCCCAAGCACCGCAGGGGGCGCTCTGACGGTCGCTGAGGGCGCAGGAGCCTTGACGCCTACGCCCAGCGCCCAGGGCGTCACGAACCATCTTAACGGCGGCCCTTATACCTTCAGCATTGTTGCCAAGAACTCCCTCGGAATAGGAGGCACGCCGGGGACGATCACGATCACCGTTCCGGGCGGCGCGACGCCCACGCCGGTTGTCAACTATGGCGATCTTGATGCCTCTACAGGCGTGGTTCCTACAGGGTTTTTGACCAACAATACGACGAACCCGACGATCCAGTTTTCGGTCGGAATCAACCGAACCGTGAACCTCGGAAGCGGATCCAACAAATACCTGTTCACGCAGGACTTTGACTGCTCGGGCGGCTACCCTTGCATCTTCACCTGGGCCGACACGGCTCGCCCTGGCGGCCTTCTCGCGTTTGCCCAAAGCGGGCTTATGCGAAACATCCAGATCAACAACATCATTCTGACCGGCGAACCCGCCACCGCAAACAATTTCCCCAGCGCCATTTACGGCTTTTGGACGTTCAGCAACACGAACGACTACACCAACACCAATGCCGGGATCACGATGAACAATGATGGCGTAAATTTCGCCTCATTTCCGAACCCGACTTATCAGCAGAACGCCATCGTGGCGTCAAATGACTACCCGCGCGCCGCCGCTTCGGCACATGATACGTCCGCTACCGTCTGCCTGACGGTCAATAGCTTTGTCGGAACCAATGTTGTTTCGGGCTTCGCGGAGGGAGGCAAGATCGGCTTCAACTGCAATCCAACCGCGCCGGTTGTGTTCAACGACCTCTACATCAACGGTTTCGCCGGCAATGCGTTCTTCGTTTACAACGGCTGTTATCAGCTGACCCATACGATTGTCATTCAGCCAGCGCGGGTAAACAACCAGCACCTTGACTATTTCCAGGCCGCGAATGGGGGCAATCCTCAATGCTGGATCGTCAACAAATTCATCGGCATTCAAGGCAACGGCTACGCCAATGCGCAGGGGCCGCCCTTTGCGGGCGGCAACGACAATTTTACCGGCTATATTTCGGGCGGTATTTTGCATGTCGTAACCAACACCACGGCCATCATTCCCAGCACCCGCCTTCTTTCCGCCAGCTGGACCGGCACGGCGCAGATCGCCAAGCTGTTGTCAGGCACCGGCGGTGCGGGAACAACCGCAAGTTTCTTCGGCTTCACGCCCGCCGACGTTGGCTCTGCTGGCGCTCCGATAACTTTTGCGAGTGCGGGCATGGGCCTCGTGCAATTGAACGATCTGATCTACAGCGGCGGCGAAACCAACGGCATGTCGTTCAACGGCGGCTTTGGTGACGTAGGAACGACGAACTACATCCAGAACGTAACGGTCGTTGAATACATCACAACGACCGCCGATGTTCCCTGGACCTACTTCAACGCGACGGTGAACAGCGCCACGAATATCACTATCACCGCCACTCCGACCCCCATCGACATCGGCTTTGGCCCCCTTGAGACGATCTACTATGCGGACGGCAGTTCAGTGGGATCGCCTACGCCGTCATGGGCCAACTGCGCGCCGCCTTCCGCAGGCCACTGTAGCGCCGTCGAAAACATGCCGAAGGTTGGCGGCGTCTATGGTTGGAACGCCAATTTCCGCTCGACACAGGACTACCCGTCCTCGGTTCCGTGGATACAGTTTACCAAAGTCGGGCAGACATCCTCCACGCCTTCATGCACCCTGCCGATCACCTACTATGGCGGGACCACGACGCTCACAAACATCTTTGGCACGGGCCGGATCGTCAACGGCACCGCATCACCTTTCAGCAATAGTGACGGGTGCTTCAGCAGCCCCGTCAATTATCCGCCGCCAAACACGACGGTCACGAACGCCGCGAGCGCCAGCGCAAACCACGCCAACCAGGCCACGCTGTTTGCCAACGGAGACCCGACCGCAACCATGGGCACCGCGACATGGACGGGCCTCTCTGCTGCGGGTATCGAGGCCAAGGTGCTTATGCTGCTGACGCCGAGTGGCTCCATGCCCAAAGACGGCTCAGGCAATCCAGCCGGGGCGGTGACGGTCTGCCCGCCACCAGGGACGCCGCCCTGCACAGGAGTGTGGAAGTGATGCCGACCTCTGAGGAAGAGCGCAAACGCATCGAGTGGCTGGCGGAACATCCAGGCGAGCCATACCCGGAACCAGATGAGGATGGATTGGCGAACAGTGGAGGCGGAAGTCCGCCCTATTCATGAATTTGAGGCACGAAGGGGCTTGACTTGTCGCAGAACAGTGGGGACAGATCTTTGGCGGGCGCATTTGCAAAGATTGACGCGCATGAGGAATTGTGCTCAGAGCGTTACAGGGGCATCGACGAGAAGCTGAAATGGATTATGACCGGACTCGGCGTCTTGTTCATCGGCCTGCTGGGTTGGATGGCCTTCCAACTCTATCTTCTTGAGCCTTTGCGTGTGGCGGCCCAGCTTCAGAACAATCAGCCGCAGCAGGTCAACTCGACCATCATCCACTCATCCGGAGGGACCGGGAAGTGAACACGAACAAAGCCGATGCCATTGCCAAGTTCATCCCCGGCGTCCGCGTCTGGGTGATGTTCGGCATTTTCGGCCTGGCCTTCAAGATCCTTACCATGGTTGAGGACCACGAGGACCTTCTCCAGAACACTCAGTTCATGACCATCGCCGTCCTGATCCTCGGCGGCTCGGGCCTTGGCGCGGTTGTCGCCTTCAACTTCGGTGGCACGGCCACCGGATCCAAGGTCATGGAACAGCAGAGCAACGCCGTCATCAACTCGACCCCGATCTCTTCCGACCATCCGCAGGAGGTCACGGTGAAGTCCAGCGCGGCTGATCCAGTGATTACGAAAGAGACCGCAGCGTGAGTTCCGCCAACTGGCCCAACTGCCTGGCCTTTACCCTTCAAGAAGAGGGCGGCTACGTCGACAACCCCCGTGATCCAGGGGGCGTGACTAATCTTGGCGTGACGATTGCCACCCTCAGCCACTACGAGGGCCACCCTGCGACACCGGAGGACGTTGCAAATCTGACTCCGGAGCAAGTCGCCCCGATCTATCACAGCCTCTACTGGAATGTGGTGCAGTGTGACGGCCTAAAGACCGGCGTCGACCTGCTGGTGTTCGACGCCTGCGTCAACTCCGGCCCGGGACGGGCCGCCAAGACGCTTCAACAGGCGGCAGGCGTGACGGCTGATGGCATCATTGGACCCGCAACCTTAGCCGCCGTCAATGCCTTGAGCGCACCAGTCCTCGTGGCGAACTTCACCTCGGCTCATGAGGCGTTCTACCGTAGCCTATCGACCTACGACACGTTTGGCAGAGGGTGGGACAACCGCGCCCAGGCCGCCGCCGCAAAAGCCCTGGAGATGGCCAATGGTTGATCTTGACAAGATCATTGATCAGGTCTTTGACGAAGACGCACACTTCACCAAGGTTGTGGATGGCAGGACCGTGCCCGCCTTTCCGCAGACCAAAGGCCAGTTTGGCTACTGGATAGGCCGCGTCTGCGCAACGCTTGATGGACCCCGCGACATCCTCGAGGTTAACAAGGCCGTCGGAGCCCGATTGGCATGATGGTCAAGGTCCTTCAGACCCTCATTGGCCTCTTCTGCGCGACGGCGCTCTATTGGATGGGTCTCGGCACCGGCCTGTGGTACGACCGCCGCCCTCCGGACTATCCCCAGTTTCATGTCCACGTGCTGTTCTTCCATTGGACCTGGATCGCGCCGCAGAGTCTCAAGGCTCAGTTGACCACCATCAAGGCAGCTGAGGCCAAGGCAACGGCCCATGCCAAGGTGGTTGGCGCTGAGCAGTTACAAATCAGCGCCAGTGCAGACACACGAGAGCGTGCGGCGCAGGCGAAGATCGTTTACATAACCAGGACCCTCACCAAGGAGATCCCCGTTGTTATCACTCCTCAAGTGGACCGTAACTTCCCTCTGCCTGTTGGCCTTGTGCGCCTGCACGACGCCGCAGCAGACGGCGTTGACTTGTCCGCACTTCCCCTCCCCACCGGCGTCACTAATGACAGCCCCAGTCCCATTACAGCCAGCCGCTTTGGGTCTGTCATCGTCACCAACTATGGGGAATGTCGCGCCGACGCCGAAAGGTTGACCGCGCTCCAAGGCTGGATCACCGCACAGCAACGGGCCATGAACGGTCCATAAGGGAGAATATCATGCCGACGCTTGAACAAGACGTTCAGAACTTCCTCGCTCCGGTCGAGAAGGAAGCTGTTATGTTATGGGACGACTTTCTGAAGGGGATCAATTACCTCTCCAAGGAAGCTGCCCTGATCGCCAAATGGGTGGAGGGTGTTGATCCCGGCATCCAGAAACAGATCCAAGACTTCATCACGGTCGGGGAAAACGCGGCGACCCTATTGGTCGCCAAAGGCAACCCGGCTATCGCCAACTTCATCACGACTGGCGTTGACGCGGCTGAGCAGGGCGCGGCCAACTTCATTCAGAAGGTGACAGGCAACTCGGCTCTTGGCGTGTCAGCGTCTGCTCTCGTCACGGCAGGCATCTCTGACCTTGGAGCCATTACGTCCAGTGTCGCCACTGTTGGCTTTACCCGCGCTGTTGCGGGCCTTGCTGCTGCTGCGGCCCCGCTCTCTGCCGTAGCAGCCCTGGCCCCGGCACCTTCCGCTCCCACCGGCTAGAGCCATGTGCTCTGGCATGGCGGGGGCAATCGCCCTGTCCGTGCTCTTTTTGGCCGTGAGCATTGGACTAGCCATCTTAGGCCTCCAACTCTATATCATCTCTCTCCTCAGGAGGAACAATATGTCTACAGCCTCTGATCGTCTAACCGCCTCTGTGGGGGCGGTCGTCGCCTCTGTGGCGGCCAACACAACGGCAACCGGCGTTGCCACGGCCGAGATTGCGTCGCTCCAGACTGGTCCGGATGAAACCGTCCTGACCAGTGCGGCCGATGCCCTCGACGCCGCCAACACTCAGCTGGCCACCAACAACGCGGCCCTCAACCCGCCGCCCCCGGCTCCTGCCACTACGGCAGCGGATACCTCTGCCCCAACTGGCTAATCCCGACTCACAGTCAGGAACCATCAGACCCACCGGTGCAAGCCGGTGGGTTTTTTGTTGCCTCACCTCGCCGCGCTCACATGACTACGGTAATGAGGGCTTGCCAGGGTAAGGGCTCCGACTGAGGCGTGTTGGACGATAGAGCAGCTTGATAGGAGGGTGAGGAGGAGAAGGGGGAGGGTGCGGGTCATGGGGTGTTCATACCGTTGCCGTCATCGTCTGCCCGTCTTGACGCCTCAAGAGCGCCACGTCGGGCAGCGAAAATCAGAGAGCGCAGGTCACGATCCTCAATGAGAAGGCTGCCGCCGTCGTCATATTCGCCGAGGTCTTTCCCGACGCGCGCAAAGAACGATTCCCAATCGTGGTCTGCTTCTGGCGTGTCATCGAAGGCAGGAAGGTGACGGAGCATGGCGCAGGACGGCTCGTCGCTTTCACGACTCCCCCCCTGATCGGCTCTGAAGGGCGGGAGGGAGCGTTGGGGGCGGCGGGTTGCACCGGATAGCTCCACGGCATCCAATGTGTTGCCTTGTAAATGGACGACCAGCACCCGTATTTGCCGAAATGGTAACGCTCCTCTATTGAGTGCCATGCGAACATGCTCCCTGCTTCGGGTTTCATGTCATCGGCATAGTCTAGAAAGAACAGAGCCTTCATGTTTTGAGGGGTGTCTTTGTCCACAAGCCTCCACCCCTCCGGTTGAGCGCGGGCGAGGGCTAGGGCGAGAGCGTCGTAAACCGACCCGCACAAGCTATCGTGGAAACCGGGCGGCACTTCGTCGTATAAGTCCTCGACGGCGATCACGACGACCTCCGTGGCATGATCCAGCAGTGCGGTCATTGGTCTCTCCGATAGGTGACGCCCTGGTAAGTAAATTCTGCCGGGCGACGGTCGCCAACGTATTGCTCCGTCCAATCATAGGGCTCCACAGGGGTCATCCCTTCCGCTAAACAGAGAACCCTGTAGGTGGCGTAGTCTGCCTGGGCTGCACGGATTTCCAATCGTCGAGCATCACGCGAGAGTTCTGCCTGACCTTCCGGCACGCGACACAGATCACAAAGGCGATAGAAGAAAAGCGCATCGGAAAACCATCGCGCTGCCAAATCTGGCCGAACCACTGGAAGGGGAGTGGGGTTTCTCTTCATCCTTTCCACCCTTTTCACCCTTTTCCCCTGTACGCGATCAAGGCGGCGTAAGCATTCCGCATCGCTTCGTCGCCGGTCGTCGGCTTGGGGTTGATCCAAAAGGCGTTGCTCATAATGCGAACCTCCTCCTCGCTCAATCCCGGTGGATCAGGCGGTGTGGCGAGGGCTAGCCATCCGTGTTCGCGGGGCCATGCGTTGCCAAGCGTGCTCTCGAACGCGAACAGCGCGGGCTCCATGCGACGAACCGCCATCATGACGCCATCGGCTTGGTCTTTAGATATGAACCGCAGGGCCTTGTCGTGGTCATTTGTCCACCGGAAAGCGGGGTAATGGCCTATGGTGATCGTTTCGAGATATTGAGCGCCGGGGGCCTCGATCAGCCAAGCAAAGTCTGTCATGGTTTCACCTTCACGATGTTTTCAGCCACCAACGCTGCAAGCACTGATCGCGCACCGTCGCGGTAGTTCCAGTCCATATCCATACTGTCGCCAATCGCGTCCGAGATCGTGTCAAGCAACTCCTCGCGGTCGTGTTCGGCTGGACCGGAGCGGGCTAGGGCGGCTTCTAGGGCGGCGCGGGCTTCGTCTTTCCAGTCCGACCATTCGCCTTCGAGATACTTGCGGTCCTTCTCGCGGGACAGGTCGAGCCCGTCGCGACTGATGCAGAGCGCCCTCGCCACCGCCTCCACCAGTTTGTCCGTGACGATCAGGGGAGGGCGCACTTCGCAGTCGGCGTCGTCAGGGTCAGAGGCGGTCTTGCGGTCAAGCCATTCTTGACCGACAAGCATCGTCACTCCATCGTCCTGTGCGCGGCTGCGGTAGGCGTCCAAAGCGGCGTCGATCTCTTTGAGGTCGCGTCTGGCCTTGGCGGACTCCGAACACGTCACAACCCATCCGCGCGCATGTTTCAGCGCCTCCACCAGCTTGTCCGTGGGGTTTGTGGGGGAGGTCATGGCTTCCACGTTAGCGCCTTCACCGCCCACATCTGGGCGCCTTGAAGTTCGGTAATGGCGATGGACGCGAGCCGCTTCGCCTCCGGCGAGGTTGTCGGCAGATTGCGGAAGGTGTCCATCTGATCGATGGCCGCAGCGTGGGTTAGCTTGCACTCGTTCACGGCGGCATCAGCCGACGGATTGAATGTAAGGCCCACGGCCTTTTGTCCGAAAGTCAGGGTTTCGCCTGTAGTGGTCATTATGCTGTTCCTTCTGGTGAAAGTCTGGCTTCGATGCGCGCTAGAACGTCTTTCAGCATCACCCGCACATCTAGTTTGTCGGCGTTGCTGATGTAGTTGAAACGACCCTCGGATTCATCAAGGTTGAACACGGTCAGGAAGAAGCCGACGCGCTTCTTGTCGGCGGGGCAGTCCTTGCCGTTGAAGATTTCGTCCAGACCGTGCGCCAGGCTGTTCATCAGCGCGTGATGCTCGGCAGAGATCGGCCCATGATCGGCGTGGTGCTTTTCAGCCATCACCCCACCTCTTCCGCATGGCGTTGAGGGTTGGCCATTGGTGGCGTTTCGGGCCTGGGTTCCGGCTTGCACTCGTAGCGGTCAAGGACGTAGGGACAGTCCATGCCGTGCGGGCAAACTGCGTCGCGCTCTGGGCAGACTCGGATCATTCTCCCTCTCCCTCTCTTGCGGTGCGGGCGGTTTGGTAGGCTGTCCATGCTTTGTCGCGTGCCGCCTTATTCGCATGGCCCGCGCTCAACGGGCTGGGGTCCCGCTAATAAGCCTCCGCCGCCTCGATCCACGCCTCCCGCAACCGATCCACTTCCTCTTGTGTCATCTTGGGAGGTTCGGGCGGTAGGAAGTGGGCGCGTAGGCCAGCCACGATCCAGTTTTTGGTCATGGTCGGCACGTTTCCACGCGTTCCGACGTGCTTGCACACCGCCTCCACCGTCGCGATGTGATGGCCAGCGGGCGTGAAGTCGGGGGATGGGGTCTCGGACGTGGCTGCTTGTGACCCGCCATCGTTTAAGCCAGCGTGAGGCGCACCTATCTGGCTCCGAGTTTCAGTCTCCCCTCCCGCTGCATCACGGGCGGCGCGGAGGTTGCTGATGATGGCCTCTTTCGTCGTTTGGCCGTAGCCGAATTTCGGCGTTCCCTCGGCCTGTTTGATCGCTTCCTCCCAAACCTCCCGCCTCGCAGCATCGAGATCGGTGGCGGGGACGTAGCGGATGGCGTTGGGGAAGCGATACCTATATGTTTGATGCCAGAGAAGGCCGCTGGACCTCTCCATCCACACTTCCTTCGGGTGATCGGTCATGCCGTTGGCTCCAGGTCTGCGTCAGACAGGGTGCACATGCGCTTGACCAGATCGACCGCAGAGGCCTGCAGGGCGGTCGTGGTCGGTTTGAGTGCGTCCCGTGCGGCGGCCCGTGCGACGACCCGTGCGGCGGCCCGTGCGGCGTCCCATGCGACGTCCCCTGCGACGTCGCATGCGACGTCCCCTGCGACGTCCCCTGCGACGACCCGTGCGGCGGCCAATGCGGCGGCCCATGCGGCGTCCCGTGCGACGTCCCCTGCGACGTCCCCTGCGACGTCCCCTGCGGCGACCCCTGCGGCGGCCGAATCTTTGCGGATGGCCTGTAGTGTCGGCATGAGCGACGGGACTTTGGCGAAGTCGGTGATCTCGGGGAAAGCCTCAAGCGTCTCGGCTTGTTTCGTCAGTCCGGCGAGCCTAAGCCATGCGGGCGTCTGAACGCGGATAAACCAGTCTGCGGCCATGTTCGCCCGTCGCGCCTCAAGGGCTTTGCTTCCGCGTGTTCCGACGACGAGGGGGATCAGCGGCTTGAGAAGTTCGGTGCGCTCGTCGTCGGGGAGCGCATCGTTCCAACTCACCAGAAACTCCGTGATCACCGGACAGGCGCAGGCGGGATGATCCGACCATATCTCGCCCGCAACATAGGCGACGGCTTCCATGACGCAGGCGCCATCCGTAATCCCACGATGGCCTCCTGATTTCAGGGTTTTGATCCGCGCGAGGCGCTTGGGATCAATCGTCAGGGTCTCGGTCATGGGATCTCCGGGTCTGGTGGGGTGTTGGGGGCGTTTTCGTTGGCGAGGTCCAGCAGCACATCCGCATGGCATTCGGCAAGCCGAAATAGCAACCGCCCGTCTCTACGTAGAGCGCCGCGATCATGGCGATTCCTCGGCTGGCGGCGTCCAGCCCGTATCGATCAGCGCGGCTTCAAAGGCCGAACAATGTTGGAACAATGACCCATCTCGGCAGGCGCAGAACGCCGCATAGAGCGCGGCTCCTGGGATGCTACGGCTAACCGCGCTCGGCTCGTTGCCGCTGACAGACGGCGGGGCGAATAGGTCGGGGGCCATCACAAATCCTCCGTCACATCCCGCACACACTCATCGCAAAGAGCGCAGAGGTCATGGGGTTTGGCAGGAGAGCCACAGCGTTCGCATCGCGCGCCCAATCTGAACCGTTCCAGGGCCTCCCACCCGTCCACGGCGATCCGCATCCACGCCGACTTGTCCGTCGAGCGCATGGAGTCGAACTCGGGAACCATGCCGCGAACCAGGGCAAGCTGTTCACCTTGGGATAGGGCGATCATCACAACCTCAGCAACAAAGCAAGGATGAATGGGAGCAGGCCCAGGGCCAGTCCTCCGACGAAAGCGGCCCACTGACGGCGGCCTTGTGGAACGGCCCAGACGTTCACATTCCCTTTAGATAAGGGAATGTGGCGGTCGGCGGTGGCCCTTGCGCGGTTGCCGCCGTGGTCAAAAGGTGACTGGGTCATTGCGCTGCCATCCACAGACGTTGGCAAAGGTTGAGGGCCAGGCGGACGAGGCCGATGGCCAGGAGGAAGGCGTAGTAGGTGATCTTCAGGAAGACCACCACGAAGGCCAGAAGGATGATGACCCAAAAGAATGCCATCACAGGTAAATAACGTCTGGCGCCACAACCGGCGCGTGGATGGGGGCGACGGACCAGATCTCTTCGATCGGCATGTCGCGGTTTGCGGACCAGTCCTTGAGTTCGCCCTTTGAAAAGGCGGCCACGTGAGTCGGGGCGAACACCAATGCATCTGGGTGATCTTCCCATGCGATGGGGTCCGTGATCACTGAACTCATCTTCGGTGACCTTAGGCCAAGGGCAGCGCTGACTGCGCCGCCCTTCCAAACGTGGGTGACGCGGTAGCCAAGGGCGGCCAGGGCTGTCCGGGTCTCGGACGGCTTGGTTCCCTCCCGCATCCGGCGACCGGCCTTGGCCAGAGCGTCGTGGCAGGTTTCGTAGCTGAACCCGGTCACGTTGGCCAGAGCCGTCACGGCGCAGTCGTCTGTTTCGACGTCCCGGAGCATCAGCCGATCCTCCGGACGGACGCCGAATTCTCGGCCACTTGCTTGTTCAGGGAGACGCGGTCGCCCGCTGCGCCCCCGGCGTCGTAGGCTCCGTGATCGCGGGGCTTGTCCTGCCGGCCAGAGCGGTAGCGGTAAGCCCGCGCGCGGCCAGCCTTGCGCGCCTTCTTGGGAGCGAGCTCCTCCATGGCGGAGTAAACACCGCTGCGGACGGTTCCGCCCAAGCGGGACTCGATCTCCTTGTCGGTCAGGCCGAAGGAGGCCAGGATCGGCTCCGCTGCCGCCTTGGCGATCTGTTCCGCGATCTCCTTGTCGGTGATCTTGGCTTCCATCACCGCGTCGTAAACCGCTGCCCACGCCTTTGATTGAGCGTTGGCGCAGTAGTTGGCGCGGGCCGTGGTGCCGGCAGGCAGGCCACGACGGAAGTCCTCGTTGGCGCAACGCTCGGCCTCAGCGAAGTCCTCCATGACCACGGCCAAGGCGTTCGACGAAGAGGCCCTTGCCTCCTCAGCGGCTGCTTTTTGCGCCGCCATCGCTTCGCGGTGCTGGCGGTTGATGCGCGTCTGCAACCGGGCCGCCGCGCCTTCCTTGAAGCTCATGGCCTTGCGACTCATCAGCTGCAGGTGATCGCCACCGACAAACTCGCGGGCGAGACGTTCAATTGTCGAAGTGAGATAATCGAACGTCTCGGTCACGGCAACGACGTTTTCTTCACGCCCGATCACTTCGTAGCCGACTTGCTTAGTCTTGTTGCCGCTCCAGGCGGTTTTTCTGAAGGTCATGCAGAAGTTGGTGGTGGCGACGGTGGCCATCAGGCTGCGCTGCCATTCATACATGGCCTTGCCCTTGGCCTCGCCCTTGAGGCGCTGAACCAGGGACCGGGCCGACGTGTCGGCGGCCTCAGCCTGAGCGATCGTGATGTTGTGTTCGAGCATGATGCGCTGCGCATGGGCGGCGGCCAGCTCGATCTCGTTTTCCGTCGCGTTGGGGTCGCGGCTGAGGTTCAGCAGCTTCTTGACTTTCGCGACGAGCGCGGGGCTGATGGCGGTTTGGGTTTGCAATTCGGTTCTCCTTCGATGACGGGCGTGATAGGCCCGAACTTTCTATGGGCCACATCGACAAAAAAAGAAAGTGATTTTTTGTCGATGTGGCGATTTTTATTCCAGCCACTCCCGCCAGCCGTCTCCGTGGACGGTGGCCGATAGGTCGATTTTCTTCCGCAGGTTGGAGATGAACTTGCCCTCGATGGTCCCCGGCGCGCGCAGGTCGACATAGAGAACGGAGTCAGCGCGACCGACCTTCTGCGTGCGCTCTTCGCTCTGCGTGCGGAAGTCCAGGTTGTCGGTGTTGGAATAGTACACCACCATGGAGGCGACGGACCACTCCCGCCCCCGGCCACCGGCTGAGGCTGTAGCCACCATCCACCGGCAGGCGGCCTCCGTCTTGAAGCGGCGCTCCTCCGCTTCGCGCTCATTGACGTTGCCGCCCCAGAACTGCGCCACAGAATCTCCGCCAAATGCTTCGCGCAATTTGGCGGAGATTCTGTGGATGTCCGCCCCGTAGGCGCACCAGATGATGGCCTTGCCGTCGAAGTCGGACAACAGGTCGACGAGAGCCGCCGTCCTGTTCTCGGGTATCTCGTGCCAGTTACCCTCCTCGTCGCGCACATGGCCGCAGAGGATCTGATGCATGCGGAGTATCTGGGCAATCACCACTGTCGCGGTCACATAGCTCTCGGAAGAGGAGAGCTTTGTGGTGGCGAAGGCTTTCATCTCCGCGTAGAGTCTCTCCTGTTCCTTGGTCAGTTCGACGTCGCGGTAGGAGTACATCTTGGGCGGGAGGTCGTAGCAGTCTTCCAGTAGGCAGCGGAACACGTGCGGGGCCATCTTTGCCCGCAGGTCCTCCAGGTCCCTGAAGCCGGTGACTATCGGAACGGCGCGGCCCCCGAACACCTGCTGGCGCATGACGGCGTAGCGCGCGCGGAAGGCGTAGAAGGAGCGGTAGCCCAGGAAGCGCCAGTCCAGGAACTCGAACTGAGCGTAGAGGTCGAGGGGCGACTTTGGGTCTGGCAGGCCGGAGAGTATGCGCCGGTAGTCGGCGTGCTGTGCTACGTGGCCGTTGATGAACTTGGTGCGCTGGGAGGAGGGGTTCTTGATGATCACGCTTTCGTCGATGGCCAGCATCGAGCGTCGGAGCTTCAAGAAGGCCAAGATGACTTCCCGGGCTTCCTTGATTGAGCTCAGGGATTCGACGTTGATCAGAAGTATGCGGGGGGCGGTGGTGTCGGCTAGGAAGGCGGCCAGAGCGCGCTTCTTGGCCGCGCTTGCGCCGGACTCCCAGAGGAAGACCTTGGCCCGCCGTCGGAGGTCCACGGACAGGTGCTCTGCTATCGCCCCCAGCCACGTGCGGTAAACGCCACCGGGGGCGACGACGCAAAGGTCCTGACATAGACCCGCCAGCTCCAGGCGACCGAAGTCGTCTAGAACGACCTTGGTCTTTCCGGTCCGCATCGCCATGAACAAGGCGAAGGCCTCTTGCCCTTCAAGACGGGCCAGGGCCTCCGCCTGCTTCGCCCTCGGCTTGTAGGGCGGCGCGTAGGCGTCAGGCACTCTTCTCTATCCAGAACTCCACTGGCCGGGGGCCAGCGCGCTTGGACTTGCCGATGCGGATCGGTGAGCTCATGTGATCCAGCTTCCGCGCAATGCCGTTCATCCTATCAATGATGATGGGCCGCGCGTGCAACGGCGGCTCATCACCAAAGTAGGAATTCAGCAGTTCACGGCTGGTGATCCTGCTGCCGTCTTCGGGCAGCAGGGCCAGCAGGCGCTTCTGGCGGTCAGTCAGTCGGAGTGAGCGCAAAGAAGATTTCCTTGTTCTGCTTGGTCTTGACGATCTCGAGCGGGAGGTTCTGCTTCGCCAGCTGGACCTCCTTGAAGCCCTTCAGGACCATCAGAAGCTGACCCTTCATGGTGGCCGGGTCGTAGTGGCCATAGACGGCCTCGCCCAGCGCGGTGATTGAAACCGGGTTGCCGATGTTGGCCGCGAAGTAGCGGGTCATCTTCTCGCGGTTGCTTCCGGGCCGGAGCGGCCCGAAGTCGTGGGTCATGGAGTTCCTTTCGTCTTGTTCGGCCACTGCGACGTCGTTGGCCTTGGCTTCGGGGGAAGTCGCCCCCGTTTCGTCTTTGGCGCCCCCGTAGTCGATCTCGGACCAGGTGAAGATGCCGGGGTCGTTCTCGTGCAGGTTGAAGTGGACCTGGCTCAGGGCGTTTACGACGCCCTTCTTGGCCAGCGCGCGTTGAGCGCCCTTGTAGGCGGAGCCCTTGGTGGTGTAGGTCTGAACGTTCATGTTGGCGTCTCCTTTGATGACGGGGTCAATCCCCACGCCTTCAGCCCGGCCACCGTTTCCGGCTCCGGGCTTGGGCGCGTTGAGCGCGGGGTGGTGGGTTCTGTCAGCGTTGAATGGTTCCGAGGTCGACCGTTTCGAAACAAGAACGGGCATTGGCCAAATGCCAGTCGGAATTGGCGTAGGTCTTCCCTTTAGGTCCGGGATTGGCCACCCAAGTTCCGCCCCAGGAGCGCCCAGGTAGTTTCGGCAACGTCAAGAGGGCCAGCAAGTAGGCGTAGCCAACAGCTGACCACGTCCCAACCGAGTGGGTGCTTCCTTTTGCGATCGCATTTGGGTCTTGCATGTTGTGTCTCCTTTGATGCGGGCGTGATTGGCCCGAGCTCTTTGTGCGCCAGTTGGTCAGAAAAAGAAAGCATTATTTTTCACAGCAGTGATTTTATTTCTGGCCATGGCCATTTGGCCGGGTTGCCGTTGGCCTTCAGTAGGGGAGGGGCGGCCAACAAGCCCTTCTCAGCCACGAACCGGACTTCATGCGCGGCGAACAGCCAAAGGGACTCCCAGTCCACGGCCAGGGCTGGGTAAGGGCGGCCCTTGCGGCGCACGGCCAACAGAACCTTGCCCCCGGCCCGCTGGCGGCGCTCCGCCCAGCCTATTTGGTTAGGGCTGATGTCCACGGCCCAGGCGTCGGACTTCTTGAGCTCAATCCATCCCTCACGGCCCTCGCCCGCGTAGTTGAGGTCAGGGATGCCCAGTCCGGTGCCTCCGGTCTCGATCCGCTGGAAGTGGAAGTTGGGCAGGTGAGTCTGGAACAGGCCTGCCAGTCCGCCGTCGGTGGTCATGGGAGATTGCCAAGAAAGCGAACGGCTTTCACGTCCACCATCCGAAAACTAGCAGGACACGGCCCTTTTATAGCAAACAGGGACTTTCCGGCCTTCCCTTCAAGTATCTTCGGCGCCAGCCGTTCGTATTGAAAGCGATTGACCTTACAGAAGATCTCCCCGGTGTCGTCCTCAAAGAACAAGTTTATTGACTGGTCCGGTCCGGTTACTCGCTTCCCTCCGCGTTTCTGAACATTCACCTCTTCGTTTTCTGCTCTGGGGCTGACTTTCTTGAGTAAGCCGATTATCACCACATCGCCCCTGATGCCCGGTTGCACGTCGACGATGGGCGTTGGTTCGGTGTAGATGTTGATGGCCGCTAGGTCCGGGTGAAGTGCCTTCACCGCGTCGGCGATTGGGAAGAGTGAGTCCACTTCAGTCTTGGCGTTCGCCAGCTGCTTGGCCAGGGCCGGACGCAATGGGAGGCCGGTACGGCGGCTCTCCATCACCTCCCTCACCTTGGCGGGTCCTATGCCCTTAATCGCTGTCAGAGGCCCAACGAGAATCTTTCGTCCGTCCCGCTCGCCAACCGTCCACCGATATTCGCTGCGTTCAGGATCGACCGGCACGTAGTCGATGCCTTCCGCCGCCATCTCTCTGAGCATTGCAAGCTGCTTCCCAGGATCAGATTCAGCATCCAGCGTAGCTGCCGCAAACTCCACCGGCCAGTGTGCTTTCAAATAACAACACCAATACGAAATTATACCATAAGCAACAGAGTGACTTTTATTAAAAGCCCATGAACCCATAGAGTCGATCTGTTTCCAGATGGCCGTTGCTTGTTCTTTACTCAAACCATTGGCCTGAGCGCCTTCCATGAACTGCTCCTCGAACCGCCCAAAGGCCTCGTCCCCTGAGCTATTGGACATCAACTTGCGGATCTTGGCCGTGTCGGCCCATGAGAAGTTTCCGATCTCGCGCGTTATGCGCATGACGGTTTCCTGATAGACCACCACGCCGAAGGTCTCTTTGGTGAGCTCGGTGAGCAGGGGATGGATGTCGTTGACGTTGACCTCCCCCTGCTTGCCCCGCACCCAAGCTCCTGCGCCGCCACTGGCCAACGGCCCAGGACGACACAGGGCGGACATGGCGATGACGTCGTCAAGGTGGGTGAACTGGATCTGGCTGCTCAGGGACCGAAGCGACGTCCCAGTGAACTGAAAGATGCCGCTGTAATAGCGCTTGTTGAGGACCTCGAACGCCAGAGGGTCGTCCAAGGGAATGCCATCAAACCACGAGGACCCAATAGGCACGCCGATGAGTTCCTGCAGCCGCTCGAAGATGCTGAGCTGGGTCAGGCCCAAGGCGTCGATCTTGAGCAGGTTCAGCGCCTCGGCATCTTTCTTATCGCACCAAGCGGCGCGGGTGCGGGCGTCCATGGCGACGTATTCCGTGATCGGCTCGTCGGTCAGCAGCAACCCGGCTGCGTGCTGAGACGCCACGTTTGGGTGACCCTCCATGCGGGCGGATATTCCGAGTTCCGGAAACTCGCGCATGATTGTTCGCCCCGCTTCGGTCTCCATAAGGGTGTCTTCGAGGCTGTTCATCAGACGTGAGTCGCCGGAGGACCGCTCGATGATGCTGTCCGCCAGCTTGTCCGTCTTCCAGGGCGGGATGCGCAGGGCATTGCCGGCCTGCTTGAGGGCAGAACGCGCCTTGAACATGCCGACGGTCCCGAGCCGCGCCACGCGGTCCTTGCCGTATTTCTTTTCGGCATACTCGAATACTAAGTGCCTTTTAGTGTCCGAAAAATCAACATCAATGTCAGGTGGGTCAGGCCTGTTAAAATCTAGGAACCTGGCGAAGATGAGCCCATATGGAATTGGGTCAATAGCTGTTATCGAAAGTAAATAACAGACCAAAGAACCAGCCGCAGACCCGCGTGCGGGCCCAACGACCATGTTTTTTCTTGCCCAACTGACTATATCCGACAAAACGTAGAAGTAATCCTCGAAGTCTTTACTTGCAATCATATCGAGCTCTGTCGTCAGCCGCTCAGCATAAATCGGATCAGTCAGGTCTACGCCAAGTTTTTGCGCGCCGGCAACGCACATATTTAGGAGGGTGTCTGGCCTTTCTGGCTTTATCAACTTGCCTTTTCGCATGACGGCATTGCACTGCTCCAAGGCGTGATCGCGGTTGGCGAAGGCTTGGTCGATGAACACGGCGTCCAGGCCCATGACGTCCGTGAACCACTCACGGAGCTCCGCGTCCGTCATGACGTGCTGCGGGTAGCTCTGCGTGCTGGCCCGCCAGCCAAGGGCGACGCGGTAGAGTTCTAGGTCGCTCTCGTTGGGGTAGGTGTTGCAGCTGGAGGCGATGAAACGGTAGCCTTGCTCCTTGGCCTGCCGAATGAGGCCCTTTGGCGTGGCCGGGGAAAGGGCGATGAAGAAGTCAGGGCCGCAGTCGGGGGCCGGTGGAAGGTGGTTGAGCTGGACCCTTTCCCCCGCTATAGCAATCAGACCGTCCAAATTGACGGCCTGATGGTAAGTGAGGGAGGGGTCCTTCCCCGGATTGCGCGTAGAGCGGTAAATTATGTCGTGGAGCGGACGCAAGGCGTCCTTGGCTAAGAAGGCCCACCAATCTGGGGACGGCTTCTTCTCGCCCAGCGCCGGGACGCAGGCGACTTCGCAACCGTAAGCAGGCCTGATTCCGGCCTGCTTACAAGCCTTAGTCCATCTGACGAACCCAAACGTGCTCATGCGGTCTGTGATCGGTGCCACCGGCCAGCCGCATTCCTTGACCCGGTCCATGACGTCCGGCAGGTGGCCGATGGCGTGGCGGAAGCTGTAGCCTGTGTGGAGTCGCGCTGTCACGTCGACCTCGCCTTGTTCCAGGGAATGCGACCTTTGCGTCTTTCATAGTCCCTCAGCTCAGCAGCCGTCTTTGGTCTTTGTTTTCGAGCGGCAACGGCTTTTAACTGAGCTTGGGTTTTTGCATTCTCGATCAGGCCCTTATTCCAAGGAGTTCTGCCCTTCATTGCTTCTGATATATTGCTTCTTTGTTCTGCCGTCCTTCTGTTTCCCAGAGAGTTCCCGGGCTTGCCTGTCATCCTTTCATGATAAGCCTTCTCCGCTTTAGTCTTTTCTCGTCCTCTTTTCGCTTCGTAAGCCGCCTTCTGTTTCTCTGTCAATCCTCTAAGCCGCCTAAAATTTAAAGCCAAGATTCCCGCCTCTGTAAGAGGGACTTTGCTGCCTTTATTCCAGGGCGTCCGTCCGATTCCCGCCTTCCTGACGGCCTCTATGACATGAGGAAGTTGCGGCAACCCTTTTCTCGGGGACGGCCTTCCTTTCGCTGCTTTGCTTAGTTTGGCCCTGACCTCTTCTGTATGCTCAACGCGACCAGCAATCAAAGAGCAATTATAAGACGGGCGAAACGCAGTGAAGCATATCTGCTCGTAAAGTAAAAGGTCCTTCTCTCGGCAAATTATGAGCACCGACAAGCTTGTTTTCCCTTCGTTCTTGTCGTATGCCCTTTGCAACTTTACATTCCCGTGGCGTCCGCGCTTCAATGCCGGAGTGTGTTGCCGATCAAACCTTGTCTCGATGTTCTTGCTGGAGCCTATGTAGCAGTTTCCGCTTGGAAATGACATCTTGTAAACTCCGCAAGTCACTTCAAATGTCCCCGCGCCGAAACAATTCCTTGCAAATTTCCACCAAGGCCATCACGTCGTTCTTGGCCCGGTGAGCCGCTGGGAATCCTTCCCCAAATAGCTCCGTATGCAAAGCGGTAAGACTCAGTCTGTGGCCCTTCATATGTATGGTCTGCTCCACAGTGCATAGCCGCCGCTTTGGCCAGATGAGGGGGACGCCAACGCGCTTAAAGCAAAGTGACGTAACTTCAACGTCAAATGATGCATTGTGGGCAAGAACAGCCGGGGCCGCTTCAATCGCCGCCTTGATCGTTGGTGCCACTTCCAGCATGGAAGGCGCGGTTTCTAGGTCTTCGTTCGTCAGGCCGGTGATGCGTGTGATCTCCTCCGAGATCGGTCGCCGGGGTTTGACGAGCGTGTCGACTTCGGATGAAACCTCGCCGGTCTCTAGATCCACCAAGCATCCATAGAACTCGATCATGTCCGGAAGCAGTTCGTCCTTGACTGTTGCGTTCTCTATCAGGCCGGACGTTTCCAGGTCGAACACGAAAATCTTCATGCCTTACGCTCTCGTCGGGCGGCTCTGGAAGCGTTCGCTTTTGCTATTGATTCAGGCCTTTGTTTTCTTCCAAGCATCGGATGGCCGCCATTTTTGAATTGATTCTTTGCCCTTCTTTTGACAAAAGCGGCGCGGGCTTCCGGCGTCATGCTGTCCCAAAACCTCTTGACGCCCTTGGCCCCGGCTTTCGATGCTTCCAAGCAAAGCATCCTGGCCCTTGGGTGTCTTTCCATAAAATCACGTCGGTTGTCTTTTTTAGTTCCGGGCACGAGATGTTCCCAATTTATGCATCCTCTGATATCACAAGTGTGTCTGAGGATTTTTCCGACGGGGATTGGTCCGATGAACTCTTCATAAGAAGCGTGATGCGCCGCCACAGAAACTCGGTTCCACTCGGCTGTGCCATATTTTTCGGGACGACCCCTCCAAATCCAACAGCCATTTTTGTCTATGGCAATTCTCTTGAGGAGATACTCTTTCCTTGTCGGCTCCTTTGTCTTTGGGTGAAGACCCTCCATCAAGCTTCCTTCCAAGGTCAATCTTTGATACCGACTTAAAAGGCCAAAAAGTTGCCCTTGGAAAGGAATTTCACGCGCGGAAAGACCGATCCGGGGAGAAGTTGCTCCGCTGCCTGAGGTTGACCTGCTCCAGCCGTTCAACCTCAGCGGCCAGCCGGGCCGCATCTTTGGTTGTCGATCGCGCCGCCAGCCACCAGTCTTGCCATTGGCTCGGGGCGATGCCCGGTGGTCGTTGGATTGAGACGCCCTCAAGGGTGACGGCGTCTCGGTCGATGTCAATCCTGAACAGGGGCCGTTCGTTGTTCATCTAAGCTCTCCAACATTGATGCATAAACCATGATGTCGTGAATCGAGTCCTGGTGGCCGCCCTTGGCGAAGTTGTTGGCGTAGCGGCTCATCTTCATCGTGATCAGGAGGAAGATGGAGAATCTGTTGTGGTCTGACGGCGTTTTGAGAACGACCCCGTCAGGGAATAAGGCTTCCATGACGGAGCCGTGCGAAATGTAGCTATCGCCATAGGCCGCGTTGCGTTCGGCGAAGGTCTTTGCTCCGGCCTGGAGGATGGCGTCCGGGCGGTCGGTCACAGCTTCACCTCCACAACCTTGTAGCCGCCCTTCTGGGCGCGGGAAACCATATCGGCGGTGCCGTCGCCGCCCGGAAATGCCAGGACGAGGTCCGGCTTGCCGTCGTCGAGCATGAACTGGTTCCTTATCGGGCCAGCGGCCCTGCCGTGCCGTTCCCAGTTCGCCTTGTAGGTCTTGTTCGGCAGGCGCTTCGCCATGACCCATTCCAACGCGCAACGGTCCGCGCCCCGCGCCCCGCCTTGGATGAGGAATGTGATTGGCGGAGCGAAGTCGTCTAGGACGCGGCAAAGGGTGTCTTTCTGGGCCTTTGCGTGAGCGCGGGCGGCCTCCACAAGGTGCGGCGGTGCGCCCCTAGGGATAACGACTTCTCCCCACGTCCGCCCTCCGCAGACCAGCACCTTCATGCCGGCGTCCTCCGGCCAAAGACCTGCAGCACCGGCACACCGATGGACTGAAACGCGGCAGTGACGTCGTCGCGGTCTTCGAGAACGAACGCCACATTGGTGCGGACCCCTTCGTCCGTGCCAAAGCGAGCCCTGGCGAGCTCCAGCTTAACTTCTGGCGCTGGCCGGAAGTCCAGGTCTTCGCGCATCAGCAGCTCATGAACAAACACATTGTGCTTGATGAACCACACCATCGTGAGATTGCGCCACTTTGCGGGCCGCGCCGTGAAGCCGATGACGTGCATGCCGGAGCCGGCAAGGCGGTTGATCATGTTGACGATGTGAGTGAACGGGGCGTCGTTGATGCTGGCTTCGTGATAGGAGTCCCAAGGCTCGACGCCGATCATGTGGTCGCGGGGATAGGCATCCGCCATGGTGTGGTCGATGTCGACGAGGATGAAGTCGTGGCTCATTTGAGCAGGTCCGCCGCCTTGGCCAGGGTACCGGCGTCGCCCTGATACATAGCACCCGGCTTCTGCCGGAGGGCCAGGGCGACTTCCTCGATCATCCGGATCGCCTTGGCGTTCTTGGCCTCGAAGAACTTCGAGGCCCACGGCCAGACGTTGAGCGTCTCCTGCTTCATCTGCTGGACGATGCTGACGTAGGGGCCTTGCACCCGGAGACTCTCCCGCGCCCTGATCATCTCGACGAGCGACCGGAAGTTGTATTTGGCGATCAGGTTGCAGTGCACCCCCATGGGCAGCACGTCGCGCGCGTCTTCGAGGCTGGCACCGGACGTGATGAGGTCTGTGTATTCCATTATCGCCGTCCGCATTGCGCGGTCAAAGGCTTCCGGGTGCTTCACCGTCGGTGGGACGTCCCAAGTCACGTCGGTGAGGTCGGTCACGCGCTGGGAGCTCATGGCGAAGGACGCGCGCTTCTCGACTTCGGGACCGAAGGAGACATCGCGCGACCGCGTAACTTGTTGCGCTGTCGCGCGACTGAGGTTACTTATCGCAAACACCAGGTCGAGCATCTCCCAGCTGCTTGCGATGGTTGTCGCCATGTAGTCCAGCTCCGGCAGGATGTCGCTCATCGGCTTCTGCATGAAGGACTGGAGGCCGTCCGGCGTCAGGCTGAGGCGCGTGTTCTTTGTGTAGGCCAGAAGCTTGGCTGCGTAGTGTGGGTCCGGGTGGCCGTGGCCGGTGTAGCTGATTAGGTTGACGGTGGGCATTGGGTCAGTCTCCTTTGATGAGAGTTGCGCGGCCTGCGTCGGTGATCTGCCAGAGCACGAAGTAACCGTCCTTGCCCTTGCGCTCGACAAAGCCCCTCTTCTCCCAGTGAGCCATGCAGGCCCCCATGTTGGTGTCGCGATACTTGTCGCGCAGGACCTCGGATGACACCGGGTCCTTCAGACGGGAAAGGTACGCCAGTACCGCGTCACGCCTGAATGGCTTCGCTCCCCCTGCGTGGGTCATCGGGACTTGCTCCGCGCATAAGCGTCCTTCTTGCCAATCCATTGGTCTATCCGCCTGATGTCAGGGACCAGGTCGTCGAGGAGGAGGCCCGGACGGTGTGTTGAGAAACGTCCGAGGCTATAGATGTTGTGCTGCTCCGTCAGCCAGAAGATGGCCTCCTTGCGCCAGTGGTCGTCGAGCGGGAGGATCTTCTGGTAGCGGCTGAGCTTTGAGGTGGTGTTGGTGACGTCGAACGGCGCTATGCCGAGAAGATGGCAGGCGGCCTCGATGACTTCCGGTTCATTGACGAAGGGCGTTGGGCATTCTATGATCATCTCGTTGCCGGTGATGGAAAGACGGCTGAAGATGAAATTGGGGTCCGGCACCAGCAGCGACACATAGGCGTCGCAATCGGCTATCGTCGCCGTGATGTTGATGCCGGGGCGGGCGACGAAGGCGTCCGGGTTGACCTCCTTCAGGCGCGGGTATTCGAGCGTGGCCAAGACGGCGCTTAGAGGGAGGGTTGATATGATTGGGCCTTCGTGTTCGCTCTGGCACTGAATGGCATCAAGACCGTTCAATTCGTAAACGATATTGATGCCATCGGCCATCTGCTCGATCAGGTTGGTCGGGGCCATCCACCGGGTGTCGGTGACCAAGCCCTGAGTGACGGAGCGGTCTGAACGGCGGACGGTGGTGTTCTTGTAGGAATAGGCCAGTATGTCGGCGACCGGGTTGCGCCACGGCAACGTCGCCTTTAGCATCTGGACGGAGCGGAAGGGAATGCCCAAGGTGTCTCCGACGATGCCGGACCGGAAGCGCAGGACAGCCGAATGGTTGTTCGGCAGGGACTTGGCCAGTTCGTAGACGACGGGCTTTCGCCGTTGGAGCATGTGGGCGGCCAGCAGGCCTGCCATTCCGGCTCCGATGATTCTTACGGACATGGTCCCTCCCTCAGAAAATAGGCAGCGGCCCAGGGCATCACCCCCGACTTACGGCTCGTTGGACAAGGAGAAGCCCTTCAAGCACCGCTACGACATCGCCGCGCAACCCCCAACGGGGGAGGCCGGGGTCACATGGCGGCTGTGTCGGGGTCCCCGGCGGGCTGCTCTTCGTCTTCCGCCGCGATCGACTTCTCGCCGGTTGCGAAGGAAAGGTTCAGGGCAGCGCCACGGTTGTATTCGGCTTCAGTCTGGACCCAGCCGGCATCGTGCACGTCCCACGTGAACCATTCGCCGGAAGCGTTGGTGCGGAACTTGGTCTTGACGCGGTAGAGTGCCGCCCAGGACGGCGCGCGTTCACCGCCGATCGTCTTGGTCCCCATGAGAAACATCCAGGCGCGGGAGGCCGTGTGGCCTGAGCCGGACATCGGGATGACGTAGGGGAACGCTTGGTCGCCGATGATGGCGTAGCCGACGTGGTATCGAGTTTCCTTGACTTGGTGACCGTTGGGCAGGATCCACTGCATCTTGTCCGGGTTTTGCGGGTCCTGGGTTTCGACCGCGTCGGCCGGACGCTCATCGTGACGACCGGCGAAGCCACCGCCCATGGAGCGGGGTATCCACTCCACCCAGTCCTTGCTGAAGTGGCAGGGCTGGAACAGGAAGCCCTCCTCGCCGTTGATTGCCGGCAGGCCGGAGTTGCGCAGCCAGATGGCGCCAGCTTCCGCGCCTTCAACGTAGTCCGCGCCGCGCTTGTTGCACTGCGGAGACTGGGCCTGGAGGATGTAGGCCAGAGGGACGAGATGTCGTCGGCGGCCTGGGAGACGCCCTTGCCGGCATCCTCCTTGGCGCGGGCGGCGAGGAACGATGGTAGGGCGGCGGTGGGCAGTTGTTCAGGTTCCACGACCTTCAGGCCCGTGGCCTTTTTGGCGGCAGCCATTAGAACGTCTCCTTCAATGGTTTCAGGTTGACGACGCGGCCGACGGCAGCGCCTAGGGCTTCAAGGGTGGTCTTGTTAGGCACCTTCTTGAGTTTCTCGATCTGCTCCTTCAGCCACGCTTGCAGCGTTTGGGCGTGAACAGACTCTTTAACGATTGCGACTGCGCCGACGGCCTCGGCGGTGGCAGC